TTAAATTCGACAGTAAGTATAAATCCTTAAAATAATTATTGGGAAGAGAGGGTTCTTTATGAACCCTCTTTTTTCTAAAACTAAATTATCAAAAATCAGTCATATATATTTATTCTGCTTTCGACACTTGAAATATGTTCGTATTTTTCAATTAATTCTCTAATCTCATTTAACAACTGCTTTTTTTGATCTACGGATATATCCAAAATTTTATAAAAATCTAAGCTAATCAGTCTTAATATAAAACCACTGTCGCAATCTAAATTTTTCTGAAATAGGCTAAGATATTCGGTGGTTTTTAACATATCAATATCTGAAAGTATTTGAAAATTATTAATTATTTTGTTAATGGTATCAGAGTTTTTTTTATCAAATTCAGAAAGTAACATTTCACGTTCTTTTTCATTTTTTGCAGTAGCTTCAAGAAGATATTTTTCCTTTAAGGTATAAAAATGATAATTGCTCAGGTATTTTTTAGAATATGACATTGTATCTTTATACTTTTCTTCTGAAATATTAGTCTTGTCGTATTTTGTTATCAAGTTAATATAAAACACAATAGATAATATCGTTACATAGTTAGCACTCAATGTGTTCTTTGCTAAAATATTAAATATATCAGATTTCTCAACTTTCATTTTTATGCTTGTCGATTTTATTTCTCCTTTTTCTACAATCGGAAACCATTGATTGTAAGGGTAAGAATCCACATTTTTTATTTCCGAACTTAAGGCTTCGTTACCATTTATTCGTTCACAAAGATAATCAATTGAAATATTATTGTCTTTAATTTTAGTGTTCAACTCATCAATTATTTTTGGAGGTATAGGAATAAGTCTTAGTGTTTGGTCAAAATTAAGAAACCAGCATTGGTTATTAATTTCATCATCATTATATCTCAAAGTGGTAGAGGAAATTATTTCTGAAAGAGAATTACTAAGAAAATCCTGAAAATTTTCTTCACTTACAAGTATGAATTTAAAAATACTAATTAATTCGTTCTCTTCAATAGACTTTATTCCACCTTTTTCCAACTTTGAGATATAAGATTGACTTTTCCCGATATGTTCTGCTACTGATTTGGCGGTTACATTATTTACGATTCTTGTTGATTTTATAATTGAAGCAAGTTCAGGAGTTACATCATATCTAGCCATATTATCACCTAAAGAATATTATATATATTTCAAAACACAAGTCAATAGATGTAGTAAAAAAATATTATGGTAAATTAATTTACTACACCTATTGACTTTTTTCGAAAAGGCAGTATAATATAATTAGCACTTAAGATAAGTGAGTGCCAGAAAATAGTCCGGAATATTTTCTGTATGACGTAGGAGGTGATATTATGGCAAAAACAAAGTCCAGCAAGAGTGGCGTTCAAAATAAAAAAATTGTTCCAGTCAAACCTTATAAAAAGGCTGATGGAACAACAGTCAAGGGACACCGCCGTTCAACACCGAACTAAAAGGTGTATAGTTAGACAATAGATAGTGTTGAACCTACGTATCCGTAATATAGCAAAATTATGATACCACATTATCTTTGTAATTTCAAACTACAAGTTTGTAATGGTTTGTAGGTTTCTGTTACAAACTTTGAAAGGAGATTTATGATTAATAATTTTCAAAAACTAATCAGCTATAATCAGTATGAAATTTTAAAAAAGCTGGATGCTGATAATCGAGAGTATTATGAACAATGCCAAAAAATCATTGAAAATGGTAGTGAAAGCGACATAGAAGATCTAACGTATTTTTTGAACGGTACTTCAGAATATGTTAAGAAAGAAACTTATGATATTTTAGAAATGTACAGCAATTTAGAAGATGCACAAGAGAAGCTTACTCTAAATAATGAGAATACTGGAAAAGTTACATTTAGAGGATTTGACGGTAACGAAGAAGCAGAACATTATAACTATTGTAAATATATAGTAAATGATGAAGGAAAGTATTCTGAGTTCAGTGATAGAGAATTGAATAGTCATTTCCCACATTTAAATACTTATCGTGCTATGTTAGAGCGTTACAAAAAAATTGTAATAGAAAGAGGAAAAGATAAACTTTTTTATGAAAAACCAATGACATTGAAAGAATTTGAGTTTATCGTAAAAGGATAATTCCTATTACAGCTAATAGAATGAAGATAAGAGGTTAAGCATTAGAAAAAATTGCTTAACCTCTTTATTGTTTTAATAATAGAAAAATCTTTTGTGTTACGGTGTAATAAATTTTAAAAATATATTATCTTGTTTCCTTGAAAATCGGCAGGCAAACTAAAATGACAGTAAGTTTGACAGTAAGTTTGACTGCATTTTATCTTGTTTTAACTTAATTCAAAATTACTCAACTGAATTTCTGAAATCTCAAAATCCCAGTGTTTAAGCCATTTTAGAGTACTTTAAGAAAATTTGACAAAAAATAAAAGGCGGTTAAAAAACCACCTTTTTTGGTCGAGGTGACAGGACTTGAACCTGCGGCATCTTGGTCCCAAACCACTTAATAAATGTGTGAAAAACTTAGTGTTTATCGGACTTTTCAAGTTCAGCTGCCTAACATTTGCCTTGCATTTATTTTTTTAGCTTATTTTACGATTGAGAAAATCATCAAGTTTTTTCGCAGGTGCTTCAGTATCATCTTGCATTAAATGCGTGTAAATGTTCAAGGTGGTTTCGGGTTTGGTATGCCCTAACTGGTGTTGAATGTAGAGAATATCATAGCCCGAATAGAAAAGATTTGTTGCGTGGGTGTGTCTAAGACAATGAGCTGTAAACGGTTCTATGACCTGCGGAATACCGTCGGGGCAGTATTTACTGCGTGGAGCAATGCCGACAATTTTGCCTTGCTGTGAATTGAATGCTTCGAGGTTTAGGCAATTGATGTAACTCTCCCACAATCTCCGCCACGCTGAATTTGTCATAAGTTTGCCTTTGGTGGTTGTGACTACATAATCAAATGGGGAGTGGGGTGCAAGGCTTTTCAGATAGTCTGACAGAACGGTCGGAATATCAACCTTGCGGACACCTGCTTCTGTTTTCGCTCCTGCTTTTATGTAAGAATTGTTTCCGTCAAGAACCAAAGTCTGATGAACATTTATTTTGTTGCGTTTCAAGTCAATATCCGCCCATTGCAAGCCGAGGCATTCACCTCTTCTCAGTCCTGCAAGCAACATAATCATTGCCGGCAATCTTCCTCTGTGCGGAGTGTTGATTATTAGCTTTTGCTCTTCAGGTGACAAGGCTCTGCGTTCTTTTTTCTTTGCCGCATTCTTTGATATTTTGACATATTTCAGTGGGTTGAAGTCGATAGCTCGGTTTTCAATAGCATACTCAAACACTCGGCTTGCGGTTGCGATGAACTCTTTCAGCGACTTTTTCGCTGTGGGTTTGCCTGTTGTAGGGTTCTTAGCGGCTAAGTCGAACACGATTTCCTGAAAGTCGGAAATTGTCAGCTTGTTGATTTTGTAAGGTTCAAGCTCTGTGAAATGTTTGAGATACCGTTCAAGCGTTTTGTATTGCTGTGGTGTTTGCAGTGACCTCTGAACCGTTAGCCAGCGTTTTTTCCAACATCCGTATGTATCATCAGATGAAATATCTATGCCTTTGCCGAGTTTTTGTTTTAATTCGGCGGCAAGCGTTTCAACCTCTTTTCGTGATGTGCCGCATACGGATTTGTACTTTCGTTTACCGTTTTCATCTCGTCCGATATAGATGTTCTTCTGATAGCGACCGTCTTTTCGTTTTTTCATTTTATACACTCCTTTTGTTTAAAAAAGGGTGCAAAAATCCCCTGATATTCAATGCTTGAAAATTTCAGGGGAATGTGATACAATTATTTTGCGTTTAATTGCGTCATCTGCACCCTGTGTAGGTGATTCCGCTCTGACTTGCGCCAACAGGTCAGGGCGGTTTTTTATTTTTATTTTAATTTTTATTTGCTATGAGCATTTTAACCTTTGCATTATAACTTACTTTATCGTTCTCATCGTAATGTTCACCAATTGTAAAATCGTTAATGCCAAGAATTCGCTCTTGATTTTCTTTAACAAAAGCTACATCTTCTATATGGAGATTGCCGACATCTAAACCGTTGACAAGCACCTTGATTGCAGGCTCGCCTTTATAATCGTATTCCTGTAACTGCACATTAAGCACTTTGCCTGCTTTTTTGTCAGTTTTGAGTTGTTTAAGTAACTTCTGCCTGCCCTGAAAGGTAACACCTGCAACTTTAAAAACTTTCGTGTGCGACTTGCCCGATTCCGGTTGCATCGCAGGAGTTTTTACCTCTGATTTTGGCTTTTTAAATAATTTTGATAATAATCCCATAATAGCCTCCTCATTGACACATAATGTCAAATATTATATAATAATATTCGAGGAGTTCCAACTTCTCACTATTCCTATTTTTCCTACCATAGCGGCGACTATGGTAGGTTTTTTCTTTTGTTTATAAATTCTGCAAATTTCTCCTTTACTTGCCGTTCAAGAGGGTGCAAATAAAAGGCATTTCTGCGTTCGAGCTCTGCCATTCTTTCTGCCCTGTAGGTTGCCGCCTCAAGGCTAATGTCACATAAATTTGCAATTGCAGCGGCATTTGTTGCGTGTAGCTCATGGAGTACACAAGCCGGAGCCAACAAATCTCGAGCAAATACATTTGCTGAATGTTCAGCATCGTCGGTTGTTGCAAAACCTTTACCATTTTTAGCAAACAGATGCCCTAAAAAGATATGCCCGAGTTCGTGGGCAATTGTAAATCTACAACGCTGAGGAGATTGCTCATCAGCATAGACGATGTACAGCTTATCATCTTGCATCAAAGTTATTCCGCTCTCATTTTCACTTAGCAGATTGACTGCCGAATTTTTCAGTAAAACAATGTCTGCTTGCTTTGCTATCTGACTGACCTTAACAGGCAGGCTGTTGATTTTGTAGTCGATTAAGCATTGCCAAGAGGCATTGCGTGCATTTTTATATTGTCCATAATTCAAGTTTTACCACCCCGTAGGTATTGTAACCTATGGGGTGTTTTTTATTATGTACTTATAAATCTGTATCGTCAGGCTCAAACTTACTGAGATTAGGAAGATTAACTATTTCAATTGGTTGATTATTGCCGTCACTTCGTGCAGCTTTAACGGTTGGTATTAGATTATCGTTAATTTTTAAAATAGTATCAATTGTGTACTGATGTTCAGGGTGATTTCGATAAGCATAAACCAAATCTTTTTCATGATTGGTTAAAATCATAGTGTTGCTTTTGTTTGGTATTTCTCTGAACTCTGCAAGAATATCATCTACATTATATATATCACAAAGCGCGATTAAAATTTCTGCATCAGGTTGACCGTGATTGTTTTCCCATGCATTTACGGTTTTTCCGCTTTTATTTATTAATTTTCCGACTTCATCGGCAGTTAATCCACTTTTTTTCCTTAACTCTTTTAATTTTTGTGCTATAAATTCTCTTGACACTTTGTTTCTCCTTTTATAGATGTTTTATCTACGCTTTTATTATAATTCGCTAATCACAGATTGTCAAGAAAAAAATCTGAAAAATGTAGAATTATTTTTTTAAAATCTCTTGACAATCTGCAAAAGTTAGACTATTATTAAAATGAAATCTACAAAATGTAGTATTTAACAATCGAAAGGAGGTAAAAAGTATGACTGTGAACGAAAAACTTAAAAAGATTGTCGAAGAAAAAGGAATTAAACAATCATATTTGTGTGAGCATACTGGAATGACCGCTGATGCAATTTCAAGAATATTAAATTCCAACCGTAAGGTTACAGCAGAAGAGTTTTTGGGAATATGTCAGGTGCTTGATGTTGATCCAAGGCAGTTTTTTAAGCAGTCTGCTTAAACGCAGTCCCATTAAACGGACTTAGCTGAAAAGAGGTGAAGAAAGACGGAAAAACCTGTATTTGTTGAAGTAAGTCAAAAAAAGATTGACGCTCTTTTATATACTGCAATGTTCAATGAAGTAAACAGACTTGACAATTGCAGAAATAAAAAAGAACGCCAGAGTATAAGAAATTTTATTATATCAGCTTATCAAAAATTGAAAGCAGATTAGTCGGAAGATTGTTGTCTAAAAACTTTTCAAGGAAATATCCTGCGGAAAAGTTAATAAGCCAAAATAAAATGTTAATGAGGACCGATAAAATCGTATTCGGATGTACATTAACCGAGTTTAAAGCATTTACAGGAGCAGTCAGCCAAAATACAGGATAAAAGTTTTGTCTTATTCTGTAGCTGTAAACGCCTATCGTATTGTTAAAAATTTCGGATATTTTATTGCTTGAATGCCTATCAGTCAAACAATTGGAAATGTAATCTTGATACATTTCTTTTACCGAATATCTTCTTTCGGTGCAAACTACATATTGTTGAGTGTTGGCTTTGCTAAATAAAACTCCAACAGGTCTTGAACATCTGTTTAGATGTTTGTAATTATTCTTGAAAAGATAGAAATAAAACTTGGTTGCACATAGTCTAAAAACATTTGTAAGCAATCTAAATACCCATACAACAAGTAAAATTTGCAATACAATTGCCACGCTTTGCACCCCCTTTCATAGTTAATCATAACATTTAAGGTCGTGTAAAGCAATAAAATATCGAAAAGAGGTGAAGAAGATGAAAAATAAAATGATAGGCAACTATTCAAATGAAGGAGTGCTTAATATATCGGCTACGAATTTGCAGGAGTTTGAAAGCCTTATAAAAAAGGCAAAAAAACAAGCTGACGAATTGCAGGATACAATCAATCAGCTTGAATTCTTCAATTTTAGTTTTAGGTTCTCAACGGATAAGGATAATTAGTTTTTCTTTGTCATTTTTTCTGCGTTAATAGCAGAAATGTCAAAATCTATAAAAGAAACGATTGCATTTATAAATTCGATTAAGTCGTCAACATTGTATTCCTGTTGCTTCCTTTCGTAATGAGTTTCATCATTACCTATCCAAGCAGAAGCCACAGCTAAGTGTTTGATTTTACCATTGTCAATATAATTATTGATACATTGTGACAATGGAGCTTTTATTATTGTTTCTTTATCATCAGGGTGTAGAAAAATGGCATAATCTTTTACCAAAAATTCCAATGCTTTTCTGTAAGCCATTCCGGAAATATCATTCAAACGATACTGCTGTGAAGCATAAGCCTGATTGTAAATGCTACAAAAATCAGGTGATAAATCCTTGATATGCTTTGAAAATTCTCGTTCTTCAACATCATAAACTGGCTCAAATCCTCTTAGGTCAGTTATATCGTAATAACGACGTATATGATAATTACCTAAAAAGGTCTTTTCACAATTGTGACAGAAGAAATGAACGAAAAGATTTGGATAAGTATGTTCATCGTCAATATAGTAGGAGCTTAAATACGAGGGGTTGCCAGATTTGTGACACATAGGACAGACTGACGGATATTCGATTTCAAGATCTTTCTTACTAAGGTTATCGTTCAATGATTCGCAGTTATAAATTGTCTTTTTGATAAGCAAAGACTCCTTTCATTATATAGTGTAACGAATTGCGGTTCATCACTACATATAGTATATCATAGAAAGTTGGTGAAATCAATGCACATTAATGAATTTGCTGAAATCTTGCTTAAAAGCAGAAAACAGAAAGGTCTTTCGCAAAGTGAGCTTGCTAAGAAATCGGGCTTTACCAAAAGAGCTATTCAGTATTGGGAGAAAGGAAAGAAGAGTATTTCTCTTGAAAATGCCGACAGGCTCTTAACGGCTTTGGGTGTAGAAATCAAGATAGGTAAAACAGAAAGCAGATTAGAAAATGGCAAAACTTAAACTTATTGACACAGTCGAAATCGTTTCGGACAAAATTACCAACGTAAAATAGGAGGTGTACATATGCCGAGAGAAAGACCTATCGTCAATTGGGATGAAGTTCCTGTGATAATTGATGTGCCGTATGTGGCACGATTGCTGGCACTTAATGTTGATTACACAACACGGCTTGCACAAAGGGGCGTTCTTCCTGCCCACAAAATCGGAAAACTTTGGCGATTTGATAAGGAAGAAATTAGACAATACATAAAGGAGCATTAACAATGTGGTTAAGAAATTACCCGACACGCAGAAAACTGCTCAAAGATGTGGAAAACCTCAGAGCAGAGAACAGACATCTCAGCATTGAACTGAGAAACGCAAGAACAGACCTTGCACTCGAAAAAACAGCGTCAAGCGGTTATCGTCACGAGAACAGAGAGCTAAAACGCAAGCTCAAAGCCCTTGAAACGCCTGAATCCGAAGCATTCAATTTTGAATGTATGGGTGTTTCAAATGTCAACTGAAAAAGAAAAATCCGCTGAAGCTCTGCAAAGCCTCAACGGATAGCAAGGGTATAACAAATATCACCAATTTGATTATATCCTTTCTTACTCAAAAAATCAAGATAAAGGAGTAAAACAGAATGTCAGAAATTAAAATCACGGTAGAAATACCACAGCTTGATGTACTTATCACAGCTATCGAAAACCTTGCAGGTACTACAGCAGGAAAAGAGCCTGTCAAATCAACTGACACGACAAAAAAGCCTGCCGTAAAGAGTGAACCCACACCGAAACCGCAGGAAAATATTCCGCAGTCCGAGCCTGAAAAGCAGTACACGATTGAAGATGTGAGAGCGGTATTTATGAAGTGTGCAAAGGCTCACGGTAAGGACAAGGTCAAGAAAATTCTTGCAGAACTCGGAGTAACTAAAGTTACGGAAATCAAGCAGGAAGATTTTGCAAAAGCTGTAAAGGCTGTTGAGGAGGTTAAGTAATGCCCGATATACATGCAAGGCTGTCAGCTTCAGGGGCAAAGAAATGGATTAACTGCCCGGGCTCAATACAGCTTGAGGAAAATTTCGAGGACAAGCCGTCACAGTTTGCCGAGGAAGGCACTAACGCTCACGCTCTCGGTGAAGCAAAAATAAGGCTTGCCACAAAAGAGTACAACCGCACTAAGTATCACAATGCAATCCGCAATCTCGAAATTACCGAAGATATGGAAGATTATGCCGAGAGCTACAAAAACTATGTAATCGAGAGGTACAACTCCGCTTTGCAGAAAACTCCCGACGCAATCCTTATGCTTGAACAGAGACTTGATTTTTCAAAGTATGTTCCTGACGGATTTGGCACAGGTGACGCTGTGATTATCGCAGAGGGCAAACTCGAAATTATTGACCTTAAATACGGCAAAGGTGTCGAGGTGTCAGCGGTTGACAATCCACAGCTCAGGCTGTACGCATTAGGTGCGTATGAAGCCTTTGATATGCTGTATGGTTTCGATACGGTTGAAATGACTATCTATCAGCCAAGACTAGACAACATCAGTTCAGAGAATATCTCGGTTGCCGAATTACTTGAATGGGGCGAATCTGTTAAGAAAGCCGCACAGCTTGCTAACGATGACAGCGTAATCGAATGTGTAGCAGGCAAGCATTGTGACACGGGATTTTGCAAGGCACGACCTGTTTGCAGAGCCTACGCAGAGGAAAGACAGAAAATGGCTGTCTATGATTTCAAGCCGCCTGCAATGCTCACGGTTGCAGAGATTGCGGATATTATCGAACAGTCTGCGTCACTCGAAAAATGGGCGAAGCTCGTTTGCGATTATGCACTCGAACAGGCATACAAGCACGGTGTTGAATATCCCGGATACAAGGTTGTTGAGGGCAGAAGTAACCGCAAATACAGTAAACCTGATTCAGAAGTTGCAAAGATACTCACCGACAACGGTTATCAGGAAAGCGACATTCTTGTACATAAGCTGAAAGGCATTACCGACATTGAAAAATTACTCGGCAAGAAAACATTTGCCGAAGTCCTCGGAAGCTATGTAGTAAAGCCTCCGGGCAAGCCGACACTTGTGTGTTCAGAAGATAAAAGACCTGCAATCAATTCAGCAATGCAGGCACAGGAAGATTTTAAAAACGATATTAAATAATAAGGAGATTAAAAATTATGGCAAACACAAATGTATCAACAAAGGTAGTAACAGGCGAAGTAAGATTTTCATATGTTAATGTTTTTGAACCAAAGAGCATTAACGGAAGCGATGAAAAGTATTCGGTTTCACTTCTCATTGACAAGAGGGACACAAAGACTATTGAAGCAATTGAAAGGGCAATCGAAGCCGCAAAGCAGGCAGGAGTTGCGAAGTTCGGCGGTAAAATTCCGCCTATGTTAAAACTTCCGCTCCGTGACGGTGACACAGAAAGACCTGACGATGAAAACTATGCAGGCAAGATGTTTGTAAATGCAAACTGCAAAACAAAGCCCGGTCTTATCGAAAAGAACGGTATGGAAATCATTGACACAACCGAATTTTACAGCGGTTGTTACGGCAAAGCGTCAGTTACATTCTATGCTTTCAACTCTAACGGCAACAAAGGTATTGCCTGCGGTCTTAATAACATTATGAAAACAAGGGACGGCGAACCGCTCGGCGGCAGATCAAGAGCCGTTGACGATTTTGCGAATGACATCGAAGAGGACGATATTTTCGGATGATACAACTGAGTATTGATATTGAAACATACAGCAGTGTCAATCTCTTAAAATCAGGGGTGTATGCCTATGCAGACGCCCCTGATTTTACAATTCTTCTGTTTGCGTATGCCTTTGATGACGAAGATATTAAGATAGTTGATATTGCTTGTGGCGAAAAAATTCCTGACAAGGTCCTTTCCGCACTCACAGATGAAAATATTAAGAAAACCGCTTTCAATGCAAACTTTGAAAGGACCTGTCTTGCAAAGTTTCTGAACGCAGAAATGCCACCCGAACAATGGCGTTGCACAATGATTCAGGCGGCGGAAATAGGTTTGCCGAGGTCGCTTGCGGGTGTAGCAACAGCACTCGGACTTGAAGAACAGAAAGACAAAAAGGGCAGGGCTTGTATTGAATATTTTTCAAAGCCGTGCAGACCGACAAAGTCAAACGGCGGAAGAACACGCAATCTTCCGCAGCACAACATTGAGAAGTGGGAAACATTCAAAAGCTATTGTATTCAAGATGTGGCTGTTGAAAGAAATATAAAAAACAGGCTAAAGGCTTTCCCTCTGACAGAGGGCGAACAGAAATTGTGGGAACTTGATCAGCACATTTGTGACAGAGGCGTTGCAGTCGAAACAGAGCTTATAAACAACGCTATAAACTTCGATGCCGACTATCAAAAAATAATGATTGAGAAAGCACAAAAGCTGACAGGACTTGAAAACCCTAAATCGGTTTCACAGCTTAAAGGCTGGCTTGAAACACGCACGGGAGAAACATTTCAGAGCCTTGATAAAAAGGCAGTTAAAAGCCTCTCAGAGTGTACAAACGACTTGCTGGTAAAAGAAGTTTTGCAACTAAGAAAAACGCTGTCAAAGACTTCTACGGCAAAGTATAAGGCAATGCTCGGTGGCTTGTGCGCTGACGGCAGAGTCAGAGGCTTTTTGCAGTTTTACGGTGCAAGCAGAACGGGCAGGTGGGCAGGAAGAATGATACAACCGCAGAACCTTCCGCAAAATCATCTTGAAGATTTGGAACTTGCCCGAAATCTTGTTATGAGCGGTGACTATGAACTGTTTGAAATGCTGTTCGGCAATGTTCCCGATACGCTTTCACAGCTTATCAGAACAGCGCTTATACCTACAAAGGGCAGAAGATTTGTAGTGTCTGACTTCTCGGCAATTGAAGCAAGGGTAATAGCCTATCTTGCAGGTGAGAAGTGGCGACAGGAAGTTTTCAAGAACGGCGGTGACATTTACTGTGCTTCCGCAAGTCAGATGTTCAAAGTGCCGGTCGTAAAACACGGAATTAACGGACACCTCCGCCAAAAGGGCAAAATCGCAGAACTTGCACTCGGTTACGGCGGTTCTGTGGGCGCACTTAAATCAATGGGTGCGCTTGAAATGGGACTTGAAGAAAACGAATTGCAACCGCTTGTTGACAGTTGGCGAGCAACAAACCCCTGTATTACATCGTTGTGGTACGAGGTTGAAAAGGCGGCTGTGTCAGCGGTAAAAGGTGAACCGCAACAGATTAAATGCGGTATCAAGTTCTCCAGAAAAGGCGGGATACTCTTTATCTCTTTGCCGTCGGGAAGGAATCTCGCCTATGCAAAACCCGAACTTCGGGAAAACAAATTCGGCAGACCTTGTGTAACCTATATGGGAATAAGTCAGACAAGAGGTTCTTGGGAGAGGCTTGAAACATTCGGTGGTAAACTCACCGAGAACATTGTTCAGGCTTTTGCAAGGGATTGTCTTGCGGTTTCAATGCAAAGACTCGAAGGCAGGGGCTTTGAAATAAATTTTCATGTACACGATGAGGTTATTATAGATTGCCCGATTGGTGTTTCATCTGCGGAAGAAATCAGTGCCATAATGGGCGAACCGATAGAATGGGCAAAGGGCTTAGTGCTTAAGGCAGAAGCCTATGAAACACCATTTTATAAGAAAGATTAAAGAAAGGGGGGAAATGGTTGAAAACATATTATATCGCCACGGCTAACGACAGATTTGCAAAGCTGTGGAAGAATACGGAAGTTACATTTGACGAACTTATAAACAGATTAAAAACAACAACCGTAACACCCGAAACAATGGGCGAATTTCGCAATCTGCCAAAGTCCAAACAGGATAACATCAAAGATGTAGGCGGATTTGTCGGTGGCAGACTTAAAAACGGAATAAGACAAAGAGATAAGGTCGAATGTCGTTCCTTGCTCACTCTTGACGCCGATTATGCCACACCCGACTTCTGCGAAAGCATAGATTTGTTTGCTAATTATTCTTACATTATCTATTCAACCCACAAACACACCGCAGAAAAGCCGAGATTAAGACTTGTTATTCCGCTATCAAGAAACTGTACAGCAGAAGAGTATGAAGCTGTTGCAAGAAAAATAGCCGATGAAATCGGAATTGACCAGTTCGATGATACAACATATCAGCCGCAAAGACTTATGTACTGGTCAAGCACAAGTATTGACGGCGAATATGTGTTTAAATATTCGGTCAGAAATCCGCTTGATGTTGACGGTGTGCTTGCACGATACAACGATTGGCGCAATGTTAATGAATGGCATTTTTCAAGCAGGACTGTAAAACAGAAAGACCGATTGCTGAAAAAGCAGGAAGATCCGACAACTAAGAAAGGCGTAATAGGTGCGTTCTGCCGTTGTTACAATATTCACATGGCAATAGCGGAGTTCCTGCCTGATGTATATGTAAAATGCAGTGCCGATGACAGATATAGCTATGCAAACGGCAGTACATCGTCAGGTCTTGTTGTGTATGAGGGCGGCAAGTTCGCATACTCAAATCACGCAACAGATCCCGCCGGCGGACAGCTTTGTAATGCTTTTGACCTTGTGCGAATACATAAATACGGCAGTCTTGACGATGACGCAAAGCAGGGAACACCTACATCAAAATTACCCTCATACATTGCTATGCAGGAATTTGCGTCAAATAATAAGGCGGTCAGATTGCTGTTGCACAAAGAAAGAGAGCAGTCCTGCCTGTCGGATTTTGAAAACGATATCGAAAGCGAGAACGACGATGACTGGGTGCTTGAACTGGCAACGGACGGCAAGAGCAACAACCTGCCGACAATTGACAACTGTATGAAAATCTGCCAAAAAGACAAAAGATTGAAAGGCAAGATAGCCTACAATACATTTACAAGGCGACATACGGTTTTAGGTGCAATGCCGTGGAACAGCGAAAGTGAAAGTCGTGACTGGACCGATGTTGATGACGCAGGACTTCGCCATTACATTGAAAATCTGTACGGCATTAAGAGCAAGGCGGCTATTACAGATGCTTGGTCACTTGTGAGTATGGAAAACAGCTACAACCCTGTTTATGACTATCTCACAAGTCTTAAATGGGACGGAATAAAAAGGCTTGAAACTTTCTTTGTTGATTACCTCGGAGCGGATAACAACGAATACACGAGAGCGTCAACACGAAAAACTCTTGTTGCAGCAGTCGCAAGAATAATGAATCCGGGCATTAAGTTTGACACAGTTCTCACACTTGTAGGCTCTCAGGGTTGCGGTAAAAGTTATTCGATAAAAAGGCTTGGCGGCAGGTGGTTCAGCGACACCCTGACAACCGTACAGGGTAAGGAAGCATACGAGCAGTTGCAGGGCTTTTGGTTAATCGAAATAGCCGAACTTGCGGCACTCAGAAGAAACGAGGTTGAAGCGGTAAAGCACTTTACCGCAAAATCCGAGGACGCTTACAGAGCCGCATACGGACATCATACCGAAGTCAGAAAAAGGCAGTGTATTTTCATCGGTACAACAAATCAGCATGAGTTTCTCCGTGACCAAACGGGCAACAGGCGATTTCTGCCGATTGATGTTCACCCTCACAGAGCTACAAAAAGTGTGTTTGAGGACCTCACGGATTATGAGGTGGATATGATATGGGCGGAAGCTGTTGAACTGTATAAGAACGGCGAAAAGCTGTTTATGGATACCGAAGAACTCAGAACGCTTGCTGAAGCCGAACAGAACAGACATTTTGAAGAAAGTCCGCTTACGGGCGATGTCGTCAAATATCTTAATACCTTACTTCCTGATGACTGGAACAAAATGCAGCTTTATGAACGCAGAAATTATCTGAATGGCTATGAAATGGGTGCAGAGCAGAACGGTACAAATCAGCGTAACCGTGTGTGTCCGCTTGAAGTGTGGTGCGAAGCATTCGGCGGTGACCGCAAAGATTTCACCTATCAGAAAAGCAAAGAAATTAAAGACATTATTATGCGAACAGGTGAATGGGAGCAGACAAAAGGTGCAAAGAAATTTGGTTCTATTTATGGGGCGCAAAGGGGGTTTTTACGAAAACTATAGCTTTTGTTACCTTTTTTGTTACCCTAAAAAAGTTAGTATTCATCGGATAAAACAGATAAAAGGTAACAAGGTAACAATTTCTATGTGTAAGTGTAGTCAAATAAGGAATTTATAGAAATCAACAAATAATATTGTATTCTTAAAATCCTATATCTGCTTATACTTTATGAAAAAACCGTTACCTTGTTACCCTAAGATAGAAAATTCAGTAATTATCGGGCTTTTTGGGGTAACACTTTTTAAACCGAAAATGAAAATTAAGGAGAAATTTAAGAAATGAAAGAATCAAGTGTTGAAAAATACTTAAAAGATAAGATAAAGCAACACGGCGGTGTGTGTCTTAAATTCAACTCTGCGAGTATGCGAGGTGTGCCGGACAGAATTTGTATGTTGCCGAACGGCAAAATTTTCTTCGTTGAACTTAAAGCAAAAGGAAAAAAGCCAAGGCCTGAACAGATGAGAGTTCATAAACTTTTCGGAAATATGGGGCAGAGAGTTTATGCGTGCGACAGCAGAGAAAGTGTGCAGGAGGTGATCCGTTTTGAAATTTATCCCGCACAAATACCAAAAAATGGCAATTGAGAAAATTCTCACCACACCGAGGTGCGGACTGTTTCTTGATATGGGACTTGGCAAAACAGTTATAACGCTGACCGCAGTTGAAGAACTCATATACAACAGTTTTGAAATTTCAAAGGTCCTTGTCATAGCACCGCTGAGAGTTGCGGAAGATACTTGGACAAGAGAGTGCGACAAGTGGGAACACTTGAAGTGCTTGAGGGTTTCTAAAATTCTCGGAACACCCAGACAACGCAGACTTGCACTTGCACAGGACGCAGACATCTATGTTGTCAATCGTGAAAATGTTGTGTGGCTTACGAACGAACTTTCAAGTATAGGCAACGGCTGGATGTTTGATATGGTTGTTATTGATGAGTTATCAAGTTTTAAATCTTCAAAAGCACAGCGGTTCAGAGCCTTGCGTAAATACATAACCCGAAGTAAAAGGGTTGTAGGTCTTACCGGTACACCCGCGCCGAACGGACTTATAGATTTATGGAGTCAGGTTTATCTGCTTGACAGTGGAGAGCGACTTGGTAAAACTGTTACAGGCTACCGTGAAAGGTATTTTACACCGAATCAGCGTAATCAGACTACAATTTTTAATTACAAGCTGAAAGAAAATGCCGAACAGTCAATTATGAGTAAAATTTCAGACATCTGCATTTCAATGAAAGCAGAAGATTGGCTTGATATGCCTGAACGAATGGATCGTGTGGTGTCGGTTAAGATGTCACCAAAACAGCTTGCTGATTATGAACAGTTTGAAAAAGACTGCTATATGCAGTTTGCAGAGGGTGAGGTTACTGCTGCAACCGCCGCAACGCTTACGAATAAACTTCTTCAGTACAGCAACGGCGCAATGTATATGAGCAACGGTGAATATGCGATAACAAACGAACAGAAACTTGACGCACTCGCAGAAATTCTTGATACATCCAACGGACAACCTGTTTTATGTTTTTACAGTTTCCGTCACGACCTTGAAAGAATTATGAGTAAATTCAATTTTGCCAGAAAACTTGAAAGCTCTGCCGATATTGAAGATTGGAACAATGGCAAAATTCCCTTGTTGCTTGCACATCCTGCCGGAGCAGGTCACGGTCTGAATTTGCAGGCAGGCGGAAACATCATCGTGTGGTACGGTTTGACTTGGAGTTTGGAGCTGTATCAACAGGCAAATGCAAGACTTTACCGACAGGGACAGCAGAACACGGTTGTAATTCATCACCTTATCACAGAGAACACCTGCGATGAGCGTGTCTATGAATCCTTGCAGGGCAAAGCAAATGTACAGGAAGATTTGCTGAAATCCCTAAAAGCAAAATACGGAAAGGAGAACCAACAGTGAAAGCGAGAATACCCGTTAAGCTGAAAAGAGAGGCTATGGCGGAAATTAACCGCCTTGCAGACAGGGAATATCAGAAAGTCAAGGACAAAGAAATCAATGACCTGACAAGGCGAATTTTTAAGACGATTGTATTTGCCTTGCATAAGGATTTTGGTTTTGGTCGTGACAGATGTGCAAAGGCTTTGAAGTCGATGACCGAGATAATTGAACACTCCGACACGGACGAAGTCTTTTGGGAACACATCGACCGTGTTGTCATTGATAAGCTGAAACTTGAATTTGACAAACGGGACTATACCGACAATGGAAAAGTTGTTAATTTTGAAGGAGGTCAAGAAAATGATTGATTGTTCAAAAACGGAAAATTATTTTGCTGAAAAGCGAAGAATGACGAAAAGAGCAAAGAATGGGCTATGTAAACTTGGCTGCTCTAACTGTCCTTTATGTAGCATAAATAACAATAAAGGGCAATCATGTACAGCTTTTGAAATGCTCTATCCCGAAAAGGCAATCGAAATCGTTCAGAAGTGGAGTAATGAACATCCGCGAAAAACTTATTTAAATGAATTTTTGAAAAACTATCCGAATGCATGGCTTAACGAAAAAGGTATACCTAAGAGAATGTGCCCATCAATGCTTGGTCTTAAAGATCTTGAAGACTGCGGTGAAAGAAATTGCGTTGAATGTTGGAATCAGCCAGTTAAGGAGAGTGAGAAAAATGGCTAAATTAAAAATTCGTGAGATATGCTGTGATTATGCGTTAGATATACCGTTCGCAGACGGTAGTGTAAACACGATATACTTTAATTCAAAACGAAATGCTGAAACAGTTAAGCATATTATCGAAGTTGACGGTAGTAAACCCAACGAAGCAACCGTGTGTGATATGCAAGAGATTAAGCACGGAAAGTGGAAATTTGAAAAAGATATTTGTGGTTTTGCTTGGTTTACTTGCACAAACTGCCATAAATACATCATTATGACAAAACATAGATTGTACCCATATTGTCCCTATTGCGGTGCAAAAATGGATAAGTGGTGAGCAACAATGCCTTGTAAAAAATGCGGATTGCAATACTCAAGTTATTGCGTTGATTGCGTATATGTAAAAACAGGACTTAACTTAAACAATGAAGAATATCACGAGATTTTGAAATTATGGAATGAGCAAGAAAGGGGGAGCAAGAATGAAAGCCCATATAACTAAAGAACCTGCTGACATATGTGAGTATTATACACAAGATTGTAATATATCTTTTCTCGCTACCGTTACATATCACCCACCTAAGAATAGTCATAGGAACGCACCTTGTCCTTGTGGAAGCGGAAAAAAATATAAAAGATGTTGTTTGATAAAGGAGAACAGGCAAAATGACAAACTTTGAAAAAATCAAACAAATGTCAATTGATGAAATGGCTCGTAGTCGAATGTTCTTTTTCGATTGTCCCTATGGAATACCGTGTGTGGGTTGTTCAAAAGGTAAAGAATTTAATAACAATTGTACTGACTGCACAAAACATTGGCTTGAAAGTGAGGTAGATACGGATTGACAGCGAGAGAGATTAAGGACATCAACCGAGAGATTTCACGGCTCAGGGCGAAAATGGCACGGATTCAGGCTGAGGCGGATAACACGGCGGTGACGCTGGGTGAACGAATTGTTCCGTCAGGTCAGACATCCGACAGGGTGGGCAATGCGGTGGTGCAGATTGCAGATATTCAAAGGGATATTCAGAACCTTGAAATTCGCCGAAATTCAGCCCTGAACAGTCTCTCCCGTGAAGATTTTGTGGAGAATTGCCTGTTTATGCACCTCGGCTTAAAATACAGCTGGGCGAAGATTTTAACAAAGGTAGGCGGTAATAACACAATCGACAGTATAAAGAAAATGTGTTATCGTCACCGCTGGTAATTTGTCCCGATGTCCCGAATCAGGGTGATATAATGTAAACTGAAGAAAGCAACAAAACGACATAGGCATTTATGTCCCCTAAAAAAATCGCACAGACCGCTCTCGTTTGAGGGCGGTTTTGTGTTGTGAGGGAAAATCAGATAAAAGAGGTGAGGTGATTGCCCAATGAGAAAAATTTAATACCGTTTACATCTGACCAAAGCCGTGATGAAGCCGTGAAAAACGGAGCAAAGGGCGGTAAGGCTTCGGGCAAGTCACGCCGCCGTAAAAAGAGTATGAAACAGGTTATGGATATGTTACTTTCGTTGCCTGCCAACACTCCTGCTGACTGGGAAATGCTTATTGATATGGGAATTAATGTTGATGAGATTGACGAAGATTTGGTCAATAATTTGCTCGTTGTAAATGCGGCACTTCTCAAAAAGGCTAAAACAGGTGATGTTAATTCTATTAAGGAATTAAGAAATATTATCCGTGACAATGTTTTTGAAAATCATAAAATCAAGCTCGACAATGCCTATCTCGACATTGAACGCAAAAAGGCTGAACCGCCAAAGAGTGACGGTTCGGAGTACAAAGGAATACCGGCTAATATGGTTGCACCGTCGTTTTCGTCGGTGCTTTTTGATATTGAGGGTGAAGAACATTCGGAATATGTTTTTCCCGGCGGAAGAGGTTCAACAAAATCGTCTTTCGTCAGTCTGAATGTTATTGATTTGCTTATGAAGAACGAGGATATGCACGCCTGTATTTTTCGTCAGGTAGCCGACACTCTGCGCAGTTCGGTGTATCAGCAGATTTTGTGGTCAATCTCTGCTCTCGGTCTTGAAAGCGAGTTTAACTGCACCGTGTCACCTCTCGAAATCACGAGGGTAAGCACAGGACAGAAAATATACTTCCGTGGAGCAGATGATCCGGGCAAGATTAAATCAATCAAAGTACCGTTCGGCTATATCGGTGTTGTGTGGTTTGAAGAACTTGACCAGTTCACGGGCGAGGAAGCTGTCAGAAAGATTGAACAGTCGGTGATTCGTGGCGGTGACACGGCTTTTAAATTTAAATCGTTCAACCCTCCGAAATCTGCACAGAACTGGGCAAACAAGTATGTTAAAATTCCCCGTCAAGACAGGCTTGTTATTGAGAGTACATACCTTACAGTACCGTCAAAATGGCTCGGAAAGCCGTTTATAGATGACGCAGAGTTCCTGAAAGAAACAAACCCTACCGCTTATGAAAACGAGTATATGGGCATTGCTAACGGCACAGGCGGCAATGTATTTGATAATGTTGTTATTCGTGAGGTCACAGATGACGAAATTCAGACCTTTGACAGATTTTACAGAGGAGTTGACTGGGGTTGGTATCCTGATCCGTTTGCCTATGATTGTATGACTTATATTCCAAGTCAACACAAGCTCATCATTTTTGACGAGGAACATTGCAACAAAAAAAGCAACAGGGAAACAGCCGAATTGCTCAGAACTAAGCACGGAGTTACAAGCAATGATTTAATCACTTGCGACAGTGCAGAACAGAAGTCAGTCGGCGATTACAGGGCTGACGGTTTAATGGCTCGTTCGGCAGAAAAAGGACCCGGTTCGGTTGTTTACTCGATGAAGTGGTTGCAGTCTTTACGGGAGATTGTGATTGATAACACACGCTGTCCGCATACTGCACAGGAGTTTCTCGACTATGAATACGAGCGTGACAAGGACGGCAATGTTATCAGCGGTTATCCCGATAAGGACAACCACCATATTGACGCTGTCAGATATGCAATGAACAGAGTATGGAAACGCAGAGGTGAATAATGGGACTTATAGATTTTTTGAAGGGAGTGTGGAGGCGAATGTTTCCGCTTGAAAATATTCGGCAGGCGCTTAATTTACGGCTTGCGATTACGGCAGAAATGCAAAAGGCTATCGGCATATGGCAAAATTGTTATGTCGGCAAAGCCCCGTGGCTTGATGAAAATGTCATCAGTTTGAGGCTTGAACAGTCGATTACAAGAGAATTTGCGAACGTTGCACTTAATGAAATGACGGTGAACATCTCAAATGAAACGCTGTCAAAATTGTTTGAAACTGCAACCGAGGAGCTTAATTCGGAGTTACAGTCAGGTCTTGCAACAGGTGCAATGGTCATCAAGCCTTTGGGCGGTGACAGGGTACAATATATCTCGGCAAATGCATTTGTGCCGATTGAGTTTGACACAAAGCACAGGCTTGTAAAGGTCATCTTCCCCGAATTTAAGAAAATCGGTGACAACTACTACACAAGGCTTGAATATCACAGCCTTGACAAGGACAAGGGCTTGACTGTTACAAACACGGCTTACCGTTCGTCATCACCCGAGGTTCTCGGTACTGAAGTTCCTCTCGCTGTGATTGAGGAATGGGCAGAGTTACCGCCTGCGGTCACATACCCCGATATGAAAAGACCTGCGTTCGGTTATTTCAGAGTGCCGATTAAAAACACGGTTGACGGCTCATCATGCGGTATGTCGATTTTTGACAGCGGACTTGAAATCATTCAGAAAGCCGATATACAGTTCGGACGGCTTGACTGGGAGTTTGAAAGCGGTGAGCGTGCGATTCATGTTGATTCTGCCGTATTTAAGGACGGCAAAGCCGACAGACTTAACAGGCGTTTGTACCGTGCCGTTGATGTTGATTTGGGTGATGAAGAACTGTTCAAGGACTTTTCACCTGCGTTCCGACAGTCCGACATTACGGACGGATTGAATACATATTTGCGTATGATTGAATTTGCGGTCGGTCTTGCATACGGTGACCTTTCAAACCCCGAAACAGTCGCAAAGACTGCTACGGAGATTAAGTCGGCTAAGGACAGAAAGTACAATACCGTGTCGGCAATTCAGAAGCAACTCCGCTATTGCCTTGATGATTTGGTGTATGCTCTTGCCTTTTACAATTCGCTGACAACAAGCGGTTATTCGTTTGTATGCGATTTCAAGGACAGTATTCTGACCGATGAAGAAACCGAACGCAAGCAGGATATTCAGGACTTAAACCTCGGCATCCTTCAAGCATGGGAATACAGAATGAAATGGTATGGAGAGGACGAAAAGACAGCGAAAAAGAATCTTCCGCAGTCCTCTGAGGTTATCGAATAATGTTCACTCCGACTGAAATTGAGGCTTTGCCCTCGGCTATGGAACAGTTGTACCGCAGTTTACAGTTAAATATTATGTCCGACCTTACGGAGCGTTTGAAAGCTAACGGTGAGGAGATAACCTCTGCCGCCGATTGGCAGATAAACCGCTTGTATGAATTGGGCGTGAGTAAGGATGAAATAGACAGCCTTATTCAAAGCACGCTCGATGTGTCTGACGATGAAATCGACAGAATCTATGACGAAGTCGTGAAATCGGGATATGCAAGGAATGAGGAGCTTTATACAAGCAAGGGTAAAGAGTATATTCCTTATGCGGAAAATAAACAGTTGCAACAACTTGTAAAGGCGGTCAAAAATCAGACAAAATCGGAGTACAGGAACATTACAGGCTCACTCGGATTCGCCGTGAGAAATGCCGACAATACGCTGTCATTTACTCCGCTTGCAGACTTTTACCAACGCACTCTTGACAACGGACTTATGCAGATTGCAAGCGGTGCGGTTGATTATAACACAGTCCTTAAAAAAGCGGTTAAAGCTATGACCGACAGTGGATTGCGTACCGTTGATTATGCAAGCGGTTGGAGCAATCGTGTTGACGTGGCGGCACGCAGGGCGTTGATGACAGGCTTTAATCAGGTTGTCGCAAAGGTCAACGAGGACAATGCCGAACAGCTCGGCACGGAATATTTCGAGGTCAGCTATCACCGTGGTGCAAGACCGACACATCAGGTGTGGCAGGGCAGAGTGTACAGCAAAAAGGAGCTTGAAACCGTCTGCGGTCTTGGTACAGTAACGGGTCTTTGCGGTGCGAATTGCTATCACAGCTATTCGCCGTTCATCAAGGGCATTGATACCCCGACATACAGCAAAGAAGAACTTGACCGTATGAACGAGGAAGAGAACACGCCGAAAGAATACAACGGCAGACAGTACACGGCATATGAGGCACAGCAGAGGCAAAGACAGCTTGAAACTGCAATGCGTGCCGACCGACAGAAGATTGAACTGCTCACACAGGGCGGTGCCGATGACGACACAATCACAGGCGCAAAGGCAAAATACTTTCAGCGACAGGACGAATATGTAAAGTTTTCAAAAGCTATGGGACTTCCCGAACAATGGGAAAGAATAACCGTTGACGGCAAAAATGCTTTAGGCTCAAAACTCCCGAAAAAGGCAGAGAGTGTTAATAAAATCACCGCTGAATCTGTTGCAAAATCGGGTGAAAGTGGTATAATAAAAGAGAAAAGTAAAAAGCCTATTACTCCGATAACCGATAAAGCTATCAGTTGTATTCCTAAAGTTGATATTGAAGGTTATACAGAAGAGCAGTGTTTGGAAATTCAAAAACAACACAAGGAGCTTTTGAAAATTTCAAAAGAACAAAATGACAATAAAGAAGTTGCCTTCGTATTAAAAAATGATGTGTCCAAAATGATTACAGAGCCTATTAAAGGAACTGATGAAAAAATAGATTTTGGATCAGCACTTCAAGGCAAAGATTTATTTGTTATGCACAATCACCCGAGAAACAGCAGTTATTCTTTAAATGATATTATCGAATTTATTAAGAATGATAGTATAAAAACATTTACTATTGTGAAAAACGATGGCAACATTGAAGTATTAACAAAGTTGAAAGGATACGACAGACTATCACTTTTAACAGAGTTACAACGAATGGGAAAAAAGAGGATAAAAACAGGTTCTGATAGTGAATACAGAAAGGTTATTGATAAATTTTTAAGTAAACATCAAGAAGGAGGTTTATTTGAATGGAAGAAATAAATAAATCTGTTTTAGATGGTTCTAACGAAGAAGCTTCAAAACGTCTTGACGAAATAATTAAAGAACTTGAAAAACAAAGAAACAAAAGCTAACCGCTCCGTAAAAAGGGCGGTTTTGTTGTTTAACTTGCCGAGAATATGTTCAGAGCAAGGAAAACGGCTTGTTCACGGTATTGCTTAACTTGCCTGTAACTTACCAAGACAAAACTAAATACATCAAATCAGCACTTTGAGAAATCAGAGTGCTTTTTTATTATTAATCAAAGAAAGGTTTGATACTATGAGAAAAAGAATTTTAGCAATTGTACTTATGGTAGTTATGATTGCAACAACCGTACTGGTTACTGTGGGCTGTACCGAGGCAACGCAGGTATCGCACAATGTTTCGCAGGAAGCAGACAATTTCAATGTGATACGCAGGCTTACGGTTATTAACACAAGAACCGATAAGCCGTCATTTGAACTTGTTGCCGCTTTTTCATTACAGGTCGATAATGACGATAACCAAATTGAGGTTGTCTGCGAAACGGGCAAGGGTGAATACAAAAAGCATATCATAGGTCTTAATGATGAAACTATGTATGTTGTAGAGGACATAAGCGGTGCAGAAGTGGACAAATACCGTTATGAAATTAACTTCCTGCCTAAACAGATTTTGCCGATTACATTTAAGAGTAAAGATTAACAGTTAAACCCGTCGATTTCGACCAGTTTAAAATATTGAAAAGGTGGTGACAGAATGAAAATCAGAGTAACAACAGCATTTAATGACAGGCAGAACGGCTATGTAACCCGACCTGTGAATGAAGTTTTTGAATGCTCCGAGCAGAGAGCAAAGGAACTCATTGACGGCGGTTTTGCAGAAGAGGTCAAGTCTGACGCTCCCAAAAAGCCGAGAGCCAAAGCAGTTAAAACAGAAAAAACAGATTAAGCGCCCTTGCATTTGATTGCATAGGTGCTTTTATTTTACCATGCCGTAGGTTATAACGGCTGAATTTCTACCGCAGGCAAAGCGGAATACAAGCTATGCAGAAAGGATTTACTATGAAGAATATACACACACTTCTCTCCGAAATCGGCTTTACAGTTCCCGAAGATAAAAAGGTAGACTTTGAAAAAGCCTTTGCGGATAATTACAAAACCGTGTCAGAGGTTGAAAAGCTCCGCACATCAAGGGACAACTACAAGTCACAGCTTGAAACTGCGCAGACTGCACTCAAAAAGTTTGAGGGTGTCAATGTGGATGAGCTCAAGGGCGAAATCAAAAAGCTCAACGGCGAACTTGAAACAAAGGAAAACGAGTATCAGATAAAAATTGCCGATATGGAGTTTAACTCTGTTCTTGACACCGCTGTTTCAAAGAGCGGTGCGAAAAATGCAAAGGCTGTCAAGGCTCTGCTTGACCTTGAAAACCTGAAAACATCTAAAAATCAGGCAGATGACATCAAAAAGGCTCTCGAACAGGTTAAGTCCGAAAACGGCTATATGTTCGGGTCTGATGAGCCTTTTCAGAATCCTGTCGGTGCAACCGATACAGGTAACGGCGGTACAGGCTCAAATCCGCTTGCGTCAATGCGTGCGGCTATGGGACTTTCTGCCGAAAAGAAATAATTTTATTAAATCTATGAGGTGATTTTATTATGGCAAACACAATTGCACTTTTTAAGCAGTACACAGCGTTGCTTGATGAGGTCTATAAGCAGTCGGCACTCACAAGCAAAATTGACGGTGCGTCAGACCTTGCAACACAGGGCGCTAACGCAAACGAGCTTATCATTCCGATGCTCACAATGGACGGTCTTGCAGACTACTCACGCAACAGCGGTTATGTTGACGGCGATGTTGAGCTTACGAACGAAACCGTGAAATGTAACTTTGACCGTGGCAGAATGTTCACGGTTGACACAATGGATAATGCAGAAACGGCAGGCATTGCATTCGGCAGACTTTCGGGCGAGTTTATCCGCACAAAGGTTGTTCCCGAGCTTGACGCTTTCCGCTTTGCAAAGTATGCCGGTACAAGCGGTATTTCGTCCGTGAGTGCAACTCTCACAACAGGCGAAGAGGTTGTAAAGGCTCTCCGCACAGCCTCAACAAAAATGGATGAGGACGAAGTTCCTTTCGAGAACAGACACCTTTTCATCACATCACCGCTTTACGGTCTTGTGCAGGATCTTGATACAACAAAGTCAAGGGAGGTTCTCAGCCGTTTTGCAGATACCACACTTGTGCCACAGTCAAGATTCTATACAGCAATTGAACAGCTTGACGGCACATCCTCAAGCAAGGAAAAGGGCGGTTACAAAAAGGCGACTTCGGGCAAGAATATCAACTTTATGATTATTCACGGCTCTGCTCCGATTCAGTTCACAAAGCACCTTGACACAAAGGTTATTGAGCCGTCAGTTAATCAGAGTTCTGACGGTTGGAAGTTTGGTTATCGTATGGTCGGTATTGCCGATGTTTACGAGAATAAAAAGGCAGGTATCTACTGCCATTCAGCCGTAGAGGCTTAAAGGAGTGTTACTATGACCGCTTATGCCGATGAAGGCTATTACATCTCTGAATATCTCTGTGGCAGAAAGGCGGTCATTGTTTCCGCCTTTGATTATTATGCACGCTCTGCAACCCTGCTCATTAAGGCATACACAGGCGAAAATGTTGACGGGATCAATATTCCCGAAAGCGTAAAACTCTGCTGTTGTGAGCTTGCAGAGCTTGTATATAACGATGAAAAGCAGTCCGCAAATTCAGGAATTTCATCCGCAAGCGTCGGTGATGAATCCGTAAGCTATGTGTCCGAAGAAGAGCGTAAAACCGCCCATAAAAAGGCTGTCAGACACACAATTTACAAGTATCTTGCCGACACCGATTTGCTGTACAGAGGTGGTCGCAGATGATTATTACCCCTGAAAGCTCCTGCACAATCTACAGATTCAATGGCTCAGGCTATGACCGATATTTTATTCCCGAATGTCATTGGCAGGAGAACAAGGCTCGCAATGTGCTTAAAAGCGGAATGCAGAACGCTGACAGCGTGACGGTGTATATTCCGATTGAATCCGCAGTACTTTTGCCCGACTTTTTAAAGCCGAGCGAAAACCTTTTTGCAGGTCAGCTCTGCACCCCTCAGAACAGCGCACAGGACATTATTATTAAGGGCGAGAGTAATTTTACCTTTGATAATTCAAACCCTCAGAGCGTGTCACAGAGCCTTAAAACGCTAAAGCAAAAACACAGGTGCTATGCGGTTATGTCGATTGATGAAAAGCTCTACGGCGTAACCGATTTACAGCACATCAAAATTTCGGCGAGGTGATTGCATGAAGATTGTTCAACCGCCCGATTTTGTCATCAAGTCAAAAAACGGTACGGCAGGTTTCCTCTGGGATAAAAAGTTTGCAGTCCGCAAAAATGCCGATGTGTTAAAGGTGCAAAAGTATGTTGACAGCACGGTTTTACGATTGATGAAACCCTATACACCGTTCAGAAACGGCGTGCTTGAAAAGTCGGCAACCCTCTCAACGGTTATAGGTTCGGGCGAAATTCATCAGAACACACCGTATGCGAGGTATCTCTACTACGGCAAGGTTTACGGTCCTAATATCCCGATTAAGGAAAACGGTGTTATTGTGGGCTATTTCAGCCCTAAAGGACAGAAGAAACACCCCACAGGTAAAATGCTTGTTTATTCTCGGGCAAAGCACCCTCTTGCCGGCAAGATGTGGTTTGAACGAATGAAAGCCGACCGTAAAAAAGAGATTTTACAGGGTGCTGCTAAAGTGGCAGGAGGCACGGCAGAATGAACATAATTGAACTTATGCAGAGCATTGTGATGAGCTTTCCAAAGCTGAACGATTTTCTGCACATTGACTACACAACTTCCGACACCGACAGCTACGGCTTATCTCCGACAGGCGATACGCTGATTAAATCCGATGTTCTCGGTAATCAGGAGCGACAGCACACATTCATCTTGTACGCTGTTTATCAGTCGGTTAATGACTATGACCGACTTGCCAACAGCGGACTTATTAACGAGTTACAGCTGTGGCTTGAAAAACAGGCAAAGGGGCAAACGCTGACAGTAACGGTTGGCAACAATGAGCTTGCAGGTACGCTCACAAAAATAACCTGTTCAAACGGTATGCTTTATGACATACCCGACAGCAATTTAATTGGTAATGTAATGTATCAGTTACAGATTACCGCAGATTACAAAATCGAAAGTGAGGAATTTTAATTATGGCAACAACACCCGATATCGGTAAACTCAAAAGAAGTTATCTTATGCACTACATTGACGCTTCGTTCGGCACAGGCGAAACCCCTAAGTGGTTTTTGATTGGTCGTGACATCGAGGATATGTCCGTTGAACTCAACCCCGACACAGAAACAGTCAAGAACATTCTTGATGAAACCGTTGTAAACGATAACGGCTATGAACCGTCAATTGACGCAGACACTTATTACGCAAACACAGGCGATGCAATCTATGAAAAGATTAAGGATATTGCAATGAACCGCCTTACAGGTGACGACTGCAAGACTGCAATTCTTGAAGTCCTTGTTGATAAGAAGACAGGTCCGTATGACGCTTGGACTGAAACCTGTATCGTAAAGCCACAGTCCTACGGCGGTGCTCAGGGCGGTGTGAACATTCCGTTCAACATCGCATTCAACGGCGACAGACAGCAGGGTACGGCTACAATTGAGAAGAAAGTGCCGACCTTTACCGCAACGGTTTAATCTTTGGGGAGGGATTGATTTATGCAGAAACTTGTTTTTGACAGAGGTTACAAGGAGTATCAGATTGGCGATGACGAAAACGCAGTAATCCGTATCAACACCGCGGATGTGGGCATTCTTGCAAGGCTCAACGAGGCAGTCAAGAATATTGAGCAGATTCAGAAGAAGTATGAAAACGCTGAAAAAGCTGAAAACACAGACGCAATTCAGCTTATCACCGAGTGCGACAAGGACATCAGAGAACAGATTAACTACATTTTCGGTTCGGATGTCTGCACGGTTGCCTTTGGTGAAATTAACTGTCTTTCACTTGCGGGCGGTAAGCCGATTTTTGAAAACTTCCTTGAAGTGCTTATTCCTGTTGTGCAGGCTGATTTTAAATCGGCACAGAAAATTTCCGATGAGAAAGTCGGCAAATACACTTCACAGGTGAAAAAGTGATTGAATTACTGCCGAAAAGCCTTGAGGTTGACGGCAGAAACTACGAAATCAATTCCGACTTTCGTGTTGCTCTGCTGATTTTCAAAGCCTATGCAGATGATGAACTGAACGATTTTGAAAAATGCCGAGTGTGTGTTGAGTGCCTTTACAAGGAAATTCCCGAAAATTATCAAAAGGCACTTGACAGGGCAACTTGGTATCTTGACGGCGGAGATATTCCGCAAAGCCGACAAATGCCCGTCAGGGTGCTTGATTGGGAACAGGACGGACATATAATCTTCCCTGCTCTCAATAAGGTTGCAGGAGCGGAAACACGCACAGTCGATTATATGCACTGGTGGACTTTTCTCGGCTTGTTCAATGAAGTGGGCGACGGTTTGTTTACACAGGTTATGTCAATTCGCACCAAAAAGGCAAAGCATAAGAAGCTCGACAAAACCGAACGGGATTTTTACAGCGAACATAAAGAACTTATCGACCTAAAACCCAAATTCACAGCAGAAGATAAAGAAGAACTTGACTTCATAAATTCGCTTGTGTAGTGTAATGTTTTATCGTCAGTTGTTGACATTCTCTAATTGTTAGTGTATGATTAAACAAAAAATTATAGCATTTTTACATTTAGGAGAATGAACAATGAAAAAACTTATAGCATTATCACTCTCGGCAGTTCTTGCACTTTCGCTTGTGGGTTGCGGTACTAAGCCGGAAAACAGTACAAATTTAGATACAAAAGTTGAAACAACTGCGGCGGCGACAACTGAAACGCCTAAGTATAGTAATGTTGCAATTAATTCAGCCAAAAAAGCCATTCAATATATGCAGAGTTATGTTGACGGAACACTTACTGCCGAAGAAGCAGAAGCAAAGCTCGATGAGATTGAAAATGACCTCGGTGATTATATTCTTAAGAATGAAAATCTTCCGACAACTGATAATGACCGTTGGATTAGCGGTGAGATAGATTTAGCTAAATATTCTCTTGGCACTGATAAAGTCGCAAGCGTTACAGAGCATATGGATGAGCTGAAATCAATGATTGAATAAAACGAAAAAGCCACTCCAAACGGGGTGGCTGTTCTTTTGCAAAATTTTATTAGCGTACATCATAACGGTGTGCGCTGTTTTTATGCCCATTTTTAAATGAAAGGATGTGATTATATGGCGGTTGACGGTTATCTGAATTTTGACACGAAACTTGATACATCGGGTTTTAACGGCGGTTTGGCACAGGTTAATACTACTGTTACCAAATCAATCGAAAGGGTAAAAAATCAGCTTAAGACCTTTGCAAAGACTGCCGCTGTTGCTTTCAGCACTTATGCAATTACAAATTTCGGCAAAGAGTGCATTGAGCTTGGTTCTGACCTTGCGGAGGTGCAGAATGTTGTTGATGTTACTTTTCCGGCAATGACTAAACAGGTTGACAAGTGGGCGAAAAGTGCAGCTAATTCATTCGGGTTGTCCGAAACTATGGCTAAGCAGTATGTCGGTACATTCGGTTCAATGGCTGAGGCTTTCGGCTTTACAGAGAAAGAAGCCTATGATATGTCAACCACGCTGACAGGACTTGCAGGCGATGTCGCTTCATTCTACAACATCAGACAGGACGAAGCTTACACAAAACTTAAATCTGTATTTTCTGGTGAAACCGAAACGCTCAAAGATTTAGGTATTGTGATGACACAGACTGCACTTGACAGCTATGCCCTTGCAAACGGCTACGGTAAAACTACAGCAAAAATGACCGAAGCCGAAAAAGTAACATTGCGTTACAAGTTTGTGCAAGACCAGCTTGCCAATGCGACGGGTGACTTTGCCCGAACGCAGGACAGTTGGGCAAATCAGACAAGAATTTTACAGCTCCGACTTGACAGCCTGAAAGCTACACTCGGTCAGGGACTTATCAATGTGTTTTCTCCGCTGTTGAAAAATCTTAATTCCTTTATCGAAAAATTAGATGTTGCAACGGAAAAATTCAAAAGCTTTACGGAACAGGTTTTCGGCTATTCATCTGCAACCGACAATTCCGCAAATTCCGCAAGCTCTGAAATGACAGACCTCGCCGATGAAACAAAGAGTGCAAACTCTGCACTTGCCACAACATCGAAAAAGACAAAGGAAATTAAAGACAATCTTCAAGGATTTGACAGGCTCAATGTGATGAGCCTTGAAAACAGTTCGTCAGATGACAGCACAGCAGTAAACAGCCCCACAAAGAAATCCTCTAAAGCCGCAGTTAACGCACTTGATACTGCCGCAACAGCGATTGAAAAGCGTACAAACAAGGTTTTTGACAGCATTAAAAGAGCCTTGAATAATCTGAAAAATGCTTTTGTTTCAATCAGCGAATCGTGGAAGAGAGTGTGGAAAAACGGCACAGGCGAAAAGATTATCGGAAACATCAAACAGCTTTTGAAAAATGTTTTTGATATCATCGGTGATATTTCGGGAGCGTTTACAAAGGCTTGGAATAAGGCAGGACTTGGTGACGAGGTTGTACAATCCATTATCGACAAATGGGACAGCTTGCTTGAACTTGTAAATACGATTGCAGAGGATTTCCGCAAGGTTTGGAATAACGGCACCGGTGAGAGAATTTGGACTAATATTCTGAATATTATCAAAAACTGCAACAACTACACCAAAACTCTGCGGACTAAAATTAAACAGGCTTGGGACAAAAATGAATCGGGCAAAAAGATTTGGGAAGCAATCCTTGGCATTGTTGAAGATATCACAGGCTTTTTGAGCGATATGTCAGAGATTCGCCTTGAATGGCTTGAAAGTCTTGATTTGTCACCACTTGTATCAGCTGTTGCCGACCTCGGACAGGCATTCAGGGATTTGCTCAAAGCCTGCGGAGATAAGCTGAAACAGGCATACAAGAATATTCTTCTCCCACTTGCAAAATGGACAATTGAAGAAGCAGTTCCGAAACTTGTAGAAGCCCTTGCAGGAGCGTTAGAGCTTTTGGGAAAAATGGTAGGTTCAATAAGTGCAGACGCTTTGCAGGCGCTTGCAGGAGCATTAGTCAGTTTCGGCACAGCTCTTGTGATTTTTAAAACTGCACAAGCTATTGCAAAAGGCATAGACAGGATAAAAAACGCAATAGACGGTATGGTTACTGTTTTTAGCACGCACCCTGTCCTTGCTGTTGTAGGCGGTGTTGCAAGTGCGCTGACAGGTCTTGTGACTGCTATTAAACTTGCTAATGACGAAGAACTTGAAAAGCTCGGATTTAAACAGGCAACAGAAGAAATGCAGGGGTATGTTGACGCAGTTAATCAATGCAAAGAAGATGTCAACACTTTATGCGATGAAATCAAAGAATCGCTTGATAATACTTCCGCGGATATGGGAGTTATTGATAACTACAAAAAGCGACTTGATGATTTGCTGAAGAAGGCTAATCTTACCCCTGAGGAACAGGCAGAGCTTGAAACTATCGGCGAGTATTTTTCTGACAAGTACCCTGAATTTGAAAAAGCTTGGGATAAGTATATATTAAAAGATGATAAAGGCAAAATTCGTATAAACGGTAATACCGATGAAATCATAACAAAACTTGACGAACTTATTTTGAAGTACAAGCAGGTTGCAAGTTCAAGTGCAATTTCTGACCTTATGGAAGAAAATTCAAAAGCGATGATTAAATCAAACAAGAGCGTAAGTGATGCGGCTGTTAAGTACAAACAAGCGCAACAGGCTCTTGATGAATTTAAGGAAAAATGGAACTATGATAATCTCAATTTAGATGTTCCTGATTTTTGGACATTACAGAGTGTTGACCGAAAAGCAAACACCTCTTACGGAAAGTTGAAAGATGAATACGAAGAACTGAAAAGCAAACTTGACGAAGCAAGTTTAGGTTACGATGAAACCTGTGAAAAGGCGGCACAGCTTGAGCTTAACAGTTCAGACCTTGCACGAATGCAGGCAGTTGTAAACGGTAATTACAGTGATGCCTCTGCGGTTCTTATGGCTTACAATGCAGGCCTTATCAGCACCGAACAGGTTCAAAAATCTCAATGGAAGTCTTTGGATAATCTTACACAAGCTGCCAAGGATTCAGGCAAAAATATGGTTTTTGGCATGTCTACAGGTGTCAAGGAATATATCGGAGATGTTAGAAAAAAAGGTCTTGAAACAGCCTCTACATATCTTGACGCTCTTAACGGCAAAGACGGTGTGGACTGTCATTCACCGTCAAAGAAAACATACAAAACAGGTGTATATGTTATGCAAGGATTGATTAATGGTATTAATTCCATGAAACTTCACCTTATGGTATGTATGGATAGCTTGGGAAATGTGTTTACAAATTCTTTTAATTCGATTTTGGGCAAAACGGAAGGCTTTATCAACAATTTTGTTAGTCCGTTCAATAGCCTCGGCAACGCTATTTCAGGCGGTATGAGTGCGGCGGCAAAGATTGCTTATGAGGCACTCGGCGGCATAAACGGCAATGTTAATTTACCTAACATTACAGTTCCCCGACTTGCCACAGGCACGGTTGTTCCGGCAAATTACGGTGAATTTCTTGCCGTGCTCGGTGATAACAAGCGTGAGGCTGAGGTTGTTTCGCCGATTTCAACTATCAAACAGGCACTTATTGAGGCTATGGCAGAGATAGGCTCAACAGGTGACAGCGGTGACATTAACCTTACTGTAAATCTTGACGGCGAAGTGATTTTTAACGACATTGTAAAACGCAACAACGCAGTCAAAAAGCGTCACGGTGTCGGTGCGTTAGGTTAGGAGATGATGATATGGCAAATTTTAAAGGTTATTTAATAAGGTTCCCTAAGAGCGGTAAGCTGTTTCCGCACGAGCTTATTGCAAAGGATAACTACAACGGCACTCCGCTCCAGAGAACCGAAATCAAGGCATACCGTGACAGCAACAATCTTCTGCACCGAACAACTTCGCCAAATTACAAGTCGAGAATTGAGTTTACAACCGTTGACGAACTCACCCTTGCACAAATGCAGTCAATTAGAAGTGCTTTGAATAGTTCATGGGACAACTCTCAACAGCGTAAAATCCGTGTCGAGTATTGGGACGATGAACTTCTTGCATATCGCACAATGACCGCCTATATGCCCGACATCACCTATCAGGTCAAGAAAATCACCAAAAACAACATCATATACAATGCCGTGACTTTCACTTTTATTGAGTATTAAGGGGGTGACAGATTGCTATCCGTTTCAAGTACGCATAAGCAGAAAATTATTAACGAGCTGATTTCAAACAAGCTCGAAATCTTTGCATCTGACAGCAAGTTTAATGTCATCACCGAAACCAACATTGAAAGCGAAAGTATGAGCCTTAAACAGTCGATTTGTGACGAAAACGAATTAAAGTTTGGCGGTTGCATTGCCTCTGAGTTCAAGATTGGACTGCTGAACACCGTTGACAGAACCTTTGATGTTTCAAAACTTGTCGGTTGTTGGATTTTAGTTAAGCTGACACAAACTTTTCCGTCAGGCTCTCCGATACTGCCGAGCAGTTCATTATATCCGAGCGACACGCTCTATCCGGGCGAAGCCGTGACAACAAAGTCGTGGTGCATTTTTAACGGTATGATTGACAAAGCCGAGGTCAATAAAACAGATCAGAACAAAATCAGCATAACCGCCTATGATGTGATTTCACAGCTTTATGAAACCGACTGTACAAACACTCTGCAAAAGCTCTGGAATAACAATTCTGACGGCATTTCGGTCTATAGTCTGTTGGCAATGGTTTCTGAAAAATTCACTAACCTATGCGGTCAACCTGACGCCCGTTTTTTATCCGACAGTTTACTTAACGAGGTTATCAACAAGGCTGAGAATCTGACTGTTAAGAATATGAAAATTTTTAACAAAGTATGGCTTAATGATTCCGAAAAGGTTAATTACGGTCAATTGCTTAATTATACAGCGGAAATGCTCGGTGTGTTTGCTTTTGTTAAACCCGATAACCGAAAAGGCGGTAACATCGTTTTTGTCAACCTCGAAACCAATACGGCGAAAGCAGAAAAATATGACTTTTACGAGGCATTCAGCGCTAACGAAAAATCAAGCGGTACATACGGGACTGTTGACTTTGCAATCGGCGGAGCGACACGAACTGCAAAGGTGCGTAGCTACAAGTTTTTAAGCGGTAAAACCTATGATATGACAGATAACATTCTTGTATGGCAGGAAAACGATAACGCAGGCGGTGCGTGGATACATAAGTTTGAAAATCTGTTTTCAGGCGATACAGGCAAGCGTCTGCACCATAAAATTTATAAGCCTATCGAGGCAACCCTTGACGGCAGATTGTGGGTTGAACCGGGCGATATTATACAGATTAAATATTATGTAACCGACGCTGACGGCAACTATGCCTATAACGCTGACGGCACTCCGCAGACTGCAACCGTGACCTCTTATTTGCTTGCAAGAGAGCTTACGGGCATACAGGCACTCACAGACAAAATCACAGCGAAAGGAGAATAAAAATTGAATAAATACACACGAATGAACTGGGAAAACACTCCCTCAACAGCAACTCCGCTGACTGCCGACAACCTCAACCATATGGATGAGGGGATTGAACGGGCAACAGACGGGGTTACAGCTGTTGAAGAGGCTCTCAAAATCGCAACGGCAGATTTAACCACTGTAAAATCGGAAGTCGAAACCGCAAGGGGAAGCTCCTCAAGCCTCAACGCAAGGCTTAACGGGATTGATTCTGCTGTAATCAACAAAGCCGAAAAAAGCACGGTCAGTCAGTTGTCAGCTCGGATGCAGTCGGCGGAAACATCTCTTGCAGGCAAGGCGAACACATCAGACGTAGCCAATGCACTTAAACAGAAAGAGGACAACGCAAACAAAGTGAGTTCCAAAACGGACATCACAGACAGCAGAGTTAATTATCCGAGTATTGAATATCTTGGCGAGTATTATTACGATGCGAACGAAACCTACTCATCAGCAGAAACGGACAAGCTTCTCGGCGACAAAGCCAATGTGAATTCTGTTTATTCAAAGGTTGAAGCCGATAATTTGCTTGGTGGAAAAGCGGACAAGGCAGATGTAAGTAAGTTAAAGGATGATATAGGCGATAGAAATATTACATTAGATTTCAACTATGA